TCCTAACTTTGATTATGTGAGTCGCTTACCTGACTCTAAGTATATTGGTGACTATGTTCAGGTAAAAAATCTTTTTAGAAGAGCAAAGATTAATCCTGAACTCTTTCAAAATATTAACTTCTTTACTAAGTATAAGATTTCTGGAAGTGAAAGACCAGACAATGTTGCTTATAAATTATATGAAAACCCATACTTGGATTGGTTAGTTCTTCTTGCTAATAATATTATCAATGTAGAAGAAGAGTGGCCATTGACTCAGCAATCATTCTTCAACTATATGTTGAGTAAGTATGGTTCAGAAACTGCCTTCAATGAACCTCATCACTATGAAACCATTCAGATAAAGGACAGCAATGGTAGAGTCATCTTAAGAAGAGGTCTTGAAGTTGCTAGTGGTTACTCCATTACATACTTTGATAGTGGCATCAATCAGATGGTGACCAATAATAATGTTGCTATAGTGGTTACCAACTATGATTATGAAGATAAGATTCAAGACAGCAAAAGAAATATCTTTGTGGTGAAAGGTCAATATCTTTCTCAGATAATCAATGACCTAGAAGAAGGTCTGCTTTATAAGAGTGGTAGTACTCAGTATATCACTGATGAAAATGCAAAGGGAGACAATATTAGACTCTACGAGTAAGCATAAAGAAGGGGGGCATCAACCCCCCTTTCTAATTATTGTAAAATCCTCCTACAAACTCTCTTACATGAGGCTTGATTTTCATCGCATTCAATAAGACAGTTATAATAATCGTTGATTAGATTAGATTCCTCAAGTGTCCTATCAAGAGTATGAGTCAAACTATCAATGTCTTGCCTCCATCCTTCCAATTGGTTATGTGAAATTAAATTGTGCATGTTACCTCCAAGAATAACTTGAATATGATATAGATGTAATCCTTATGAACCTCCATAATTCTAGTATATCTATACAGGTTTGGGGCATTTTTCAATTGTGTTGAAATAAAAATTTATGCCTACTTATTAATACCTATGAATCTAATAGGGACAAAAAAAGAGGGGTATTACCCCCTCAAAAGATTAATGTATGCTGCTATAACCAGTAAAGTTAAACAAATCTGATTATACTTCATTAACTATCTGCTAGTTTAGCAAAATAACTCATAGGATCGTCATCTTCGTCAGTAGAAGGAGTAGGTGTACTGTCCTGAGCAGCTGCCTTTGACTGTTGGTATGAGGACTCAAGCTTGCGCATGACTTCCTCTTCACTAACTGCCTTTTGCTCTGTTGCTGCATAGTTGTCGTACTCTGTTTCTTCTTGTGCTGTATTACGAACAGTCTTATTTCCTAAGACATAATCCATACGCTTCTTCAAGTCATCATAAGACTTGAACTGGTCAGCAGATGTGAAAGCAGACAGTGAATACTGCTTCTTCCAGATTGCTTCCATAGCATCATCATCAGTCAGGAGTGGACCAACACTAGCAAACTCACTGGAATCATAGTTCCAATAACCTGCAACCTTCTTCAACTTCAGTTTAAAGTTTGCTCCCTGCCAGAAGTCAAAGGGGTTGATTGGTGTCTCATCCTCAAACTCAGGTTGCATGGCTTCCATGATCTTATCAAAGATCTTCTTACCAAACTTGTAGAGGAATACTCCACCCTCATTCTGAGGATTAGCAGGATCCTTCACAACATAGATGTTTGCATAGAAAGAAAGCTTACGCTTCTGCTTACGAACAGTGTCTTTGTCTGCATCATTACCAGTGTTCCACAGTTCCCTGTTGAGTTCTCCAACAGGATCCTTACCACCAATAGTAGTAAGGGAGTTCTCAATGTACCAACCACCAGGACCCTGGAAGGCATGTGAGAACAGTTTTACCCAAGGAAGATCTTCTCCATCAGGTGCAGGGAGGAAACGAATAACTGCATATCCATTGCCAGACTTATCCATCTCTGGTTTCCAGAGGCGTTCATCAGCACCACCTGCCTTGTTATTCATCTTGTCAGCTTCTTTAACCAGTTTGTTGGTCAAAGCGCCCAAAGAACTTTGCTTTTTAAGGTCTGAAAAACCCATTTGTTATACTCCGTATAGGTTGTATTTGGCTTGTGTCCTTTAGCTTTGGTGAGGGTCAGGCAGCCTCTAGACCTATTAAGAATAGGTCATAGTGATTGGTTTGTCAAGTAGAATCTCTGATGGATTTCTTCATGTTATCTATGATGTTAGTCATATTAGAAAACACATACCCTAGATCCACATCACGTGGAAATCCTAATTGTCTAGCAGAAGACATGATACTCTCTTTCATTTGTTTTGCTTCTGGGTCATCTGATAGACTCACTCTAGTATAAAGTATCTGCTGCTTCTTCAGCAATTCTTCTAGCATTTCTACATGCTCTATCTTATCCTCATTGCTCATAGAAGCAAAGGAGAATACCTTATTATAAATCTTTTCTTGTAGGTCAGAGATTTCTTTAAGCTCACTCTGTACTATATCTGATTTAAAAAAACTCATGATTCTCCACAGACTATTTGCTTCAAAATTTTCTTGTAGCGAAACACATCCACTGATATGAACGCATCATATTTATCTATCCTCATAGATAAGAACTTCCATACAGGGTCATCAAGTCTAACATCAAAATCAGATTTGAATCCAATAATTTTATTAAGTATAACCATTGTCTCAAGTGAGATAGTCTTTGATAGATGCTCTTTGATGATAGTTGGATGCTTTGTTCCTACTATCTCAAACATACCATCAAAACTCTTACCATCAAAGGCATTCTCTATCTCTGTTTTAAATGTATACGCAAGTGATTGTAACCTTTTCTTCCAGTCTGTGTAGTTCTGTTCTCCATTCTTGACGATTTCTCCAATCCACAATGACTGAGGATCATCGCAAGAAACGAAATTAGAAACAAAGAACTCAATAACTTCCGTATCATCTTTCTGCCTACTTAATTTTTCAAAAAAGAATCTGTCACGTCTTTTGTAAAAAGAATCAAGAGAAGCCCTAGACTTCCCACCATACTTATGGTAGTCATAGCTCTCCCTTGTGAAATGGTTCTTTAATCCTAAGTAAGATTTATAACACTCAAAGGGATTCACTTTTGATATCATCTAGTTGGGTTGTCACATCACAAAGGTAGCTTAGCATGAGATGTTCTTTTCAGCAAGTTCAATTCCATTGCTTCGCACTTCAGTTTCTCCTTAAGTGGTTTGGAAATCAACTTGGGAATTGATTCCAACTCAACATTATTCTTCTCACAGAAATGCACAATAGCATCAATGTAACTCATGCCATTATTTTTATGGGCAATAGATTCAATCTCTTCTGCAAATTTACGAGAGCAATAGAACTTGCTTTCTAAAATTTTGTCAATACTGTTTTCTTCAGGTTGGGGCATATTCCTGTAGTTTGAATTCAACAAACTCTCTAATATATTTTGAGAGTAAATTGATGTACTTTCTTTTGTCGTACTCTTCATAAATTTCAACCTCGCCATTCTCGCATGACATAATAATTACAAACTTCTTTACCATTATACCAGTCATCTCATATAACATGCAAGCATATGCTGCACACTGTACAAAATGAGAGTCAATCCACTTTCTAGGCTTTGGTTTCTTTGCTGTCTTGAAGTCAATGACAGCAAGTTCTCCATCATATTCAGCAATGCAATCAACACTACCAGCAATACCCAATTCAGTACTAAACAACGACTGTTCAATAGCATGGATATTTTCTATCTTATCTATCTCACTCTTAGCTTGCTTGAAAAGATACTCTGATAATGGTTGAACAGGAGGAAGATTCCTATTCATCAAGTAGCATTCAGCAAGGGTATGCATATCAGTACCCCTACTTGTTGCTTGTTTAGTAACTTTATTTGCTTCCTCATTACCAACCTTTGCTCTCCATGACCTGAAGACTTCACGATTGTAATGACTAATGACTGAGGTAATAGATACTAACTTCTTACCATCAGGTGTATCATAATATCTAACTCCATCAATCATCTCTCTGGTGAGAGATGGATAATCAATTTCAATATGGTTAAAAGTCATAAACCTAATTCATGTTTGGCAATAATGTATTCTTTGACAAGACCACTTCTACAAATGTCCTCTGCTTCAAATTCTACCATACTAAATGAAGGCATGTTCTTTAGGATACGAATGAAGTCAACAATACCATTTCTCTCTGCTGTCTTAATTAAATCAGACTGAGTAGCATCACCACAGAACATAATCCTAGAATTCTCACCAACTCTAGTAATCATAGAGTCCAGTTCATGGAAGTTGAGATTCTGAAACTCATCAACAATGATGATAGCATTGTCAAATGTGGTTCCTCTTATAAAGGATGTGCTCCAAAAACTTATAGTTCCCTGTGCTTTAAGATTAGCATACAACATCTCAAAAGC